TTGTTTCAGCAAAGATACCTCAATAAAAATCTCGCTAAGAAATAAGAATGGCTGATCCTATATCTATAATGGCTATAGCCGGCTTAGTTTATGCCGGTAGAAAATTAAGTCAACCAGACGAAAAATACACAATAGAAGGTAATGAAATAGAAGAACCTGAAATCGTTTCAGATTTTTCGGATAGAGACGTCTCTATACAATCCGAGTACCTAGGACCTTTATCACCACTAGTAGAACCAATATATAATTCAAAACAAGAAATGGGTTCTTTTTCTGAAATTGCCCCACAACAACGATCATCGGGGGTTGAAATTTTGTCTATGAGAAATCGTATGTATGACGCAGGGCGAATGAATAATATTTCACCAATTGAAAAACAACTCGTCGGACCAGGTTTGGGCGTTGGACCGGAAGTTCCAGCGTTTGGGGGTAATCAACAATTGTTTCGTGTTAACCCAGAGAACGTTGGTGCGTACCGCTTAACGACTTTACCCGGTAGGTCAGGTCCAGCATTTGATGCGAAGGGTGGTAGACGTGGTATTGTCGGTGAAGTTGGGCACAATAGACCTGAAAAAACAAGCTTTTTACATGGTCGTCTCCCCCCAGTTGCGGGTAGGGCACAGGGTATGACTGGTAGAACTCCACGAGCAGAACATGAACGTACAAAGAAAACGACGAATAGATCTGAAACGGGTTCGAGAACTGATACATTAAATTTTGCATCCGCGAAGAGAACGGTTTCTGCACTTACACGTGCTCAAGAACCAACACGAAACAAAGCTGACGGTTCTATTGGACAGTATCAATACAATAATCAACCAAACGCGGGTATTAGTAAATTTGTTGGTGGATACTTGAATACACCAGGTGTCAAAATTGGTGAAAATAGAATGGATAATTCCATGTACACGAATGAAGAACTTACAAAATATGGCTTAAGACCATCCGATCTTCGTGGTAACCCAAATAGAGCTGCGGGTCCAGGACGAATGAACGTTCGCGCCGACGCACTTAACCAGGGTGGCATGGTTACAAGTGTTCGCACCGATACATCGAGAATTGATGGTCGAGTAAATGCCGCGAATGGTGCTTGGACACAACAATATAGACACAACGATTATCATAAATTCAATGCTTATAAGGGACAAGAAAATCCAAATGCTACAAATATGAGTTTGGATACAGCTAGAAGACAACTTTCAAGTAACCCATTAGTTCATAGTCTTTCTTAAATAACTAAAAATTTGAGACATACACTCATTAAAATAATGCTCCTATATTTTAATGAAGGTACATACCTTAGATATAGACAGTGGTGAACGAGACCCAGTTTTATATTCAAATCCAAGTGATTATGTTGTACACTTAAAAAACCCTATTTATGACGTAACTAAAATTTCACTTATATCAGCACGTATACATAATAGTCAGTATCTTATACACTCCAGGAACAATAAATTTGACGTTTTGACAAACGGTGGTACAACTCAAACGGTAACTATACCAATTGGAAACTATAGTGGAGAAGAATTAGCCGCGGCGATTAATACCAATTGTACTATAATTACAAATGCAACTTTTGATAAAGATACAAATGCTATAACTTTTTCGGGAGCAAGTGATTTTACATTTTTGTTTTATACTGGTACAAATGGTTATACATCTGGTACAAATGGTTACACCACGCCACATGATGTTTTAGGTTTACCAGCTTCAAATGTGTCATCAACTTCGAGTTCATTAGAAACTGGAAGTATTAATTTACAGGGTGCCGATGCAATTATTGTTAAATTGAGTAGTGGTTCCGACGAATTTAACAAGACCGTGTTTTCCGAAACTCCCTTTTATACAGGACGTATACTTCTATGCGGGGATGTGATTAACTTTTCGGGTGTTGACGATACAGTTGAACACAATTTTGATTCGGGATCACAAAAAACGATATCGAGTTTACGTGTTCAGTTTTATTATAGTAGTAACAATCGGTTAATACCATACGATTTTAGAAATGCGAATCATATACTTAAACTCGCGGTAACATGTTCAACTGATAAACTTGAGAATATTGCTAAAATGGAACGAGACTTTGCTCTTCCACCACCTATGAGTATCCCTGAAATGGAGGATCCGCGTAGATGGGATGCGTTTATATCTATATTTATGGTAATCGCAACCGGTTTATTTTTACTATTGGTTATGCGTAAGCCTAAACTTATCGAGTAACCGCGAAGATTGGTTGAGTTGGCTTTTGCACACGTGTAGACACACGAGAGATACCAACGTAGACCAAGATGGACAAGAGCGTCGTAAACAAGGCCGTGAGCGTGTAGTTCATACCACCATTCTTGTTAACCTTAACAACTTGGTTAACAGTCCACCTGACCAAGTCCATCCACGAGAGGGCGGCGGCAAAGGAGAAGCCGGCAACAACGGCGTTGAGGGATTGGGACTCGAGTTCACGAGCGACGAGCGTAACAGTTTCAGCAGCAGTAGACATTTTATATATAGTATCCTGAGATTTTAATCGGGGAGTAAATCTTCTTCTATTAAAATTTTTTTATAATGTTTTGGTTTCATATATCCTTTTAACATACCTATATTTATACGTTCTAATCCCGATTCAGAACCTGAATCTGTTTCTGTATCGGAATCACTTTCAGTATCAGAACTATCATCATCATCATATAATTTAAAATGTTTAGACGTCCCTTCGTATCCTTCAGGTTCCGATGTGTTCATTACTATCTATAGCATTTTTTAACATTAATTCTGACGGATTTTTTGGTTCCCATGCATCCCAATTATCATACGCCATATTCATTTTGACAAACTTATATTCGCGTCCAGTATATCTCGTAAAAGGAATTTCCTCATCTTCAAAATCAATATCTTCCTCCTCCTGGTCTTCTTCATCGGAAGATTCTTCGTATATTTCTGGGAAATGTGACCCCATTTTCTTACCAACCTCGTTCATGGCACAATATTTCATAGCGTATTCCAAATCTTCGCCGAGTACCATATCTCTACCGGAAGCCTTGGCGTATTCAGCTGCGAGAACCATAGTTCTTTCGAGTACGGGCTGAATAATGTTAATAGCAGAGTCCTGGACCTGCTCAATTAAGTTTTCGGTTGCGTCTTTTTCTTGTTGAATCATTATAAATTAAACAGTGTTTTAGCAATTCCGTTTTCTACACGGAGTATGTTATAACTTAGGCCTAAAACTCTAAGTTCCCTTTTAGCTACGTCATCTGGTAATATTTTGAGTTTTAAATGCTGTTCTTTAATTAAACTAAAATTTATTTGACCTGTTGGATACCACCGTTCTGGTTCAAGTGCGAAACTATATGAATAGTATCTTCTAAATAATTGTGTTCTTGAATGATGTATACCACTTTGTACTGCGCGTAAGTTTATGACATTACCTGTAACTCTGTCTAAAATAACGGAATCGTCTAATTGTATTTCAAGGTTTTGTAAATGTTCATAATTTACGTATTCACCCTTATACACTTGGTAATTTGAATCATAATCAAAATTGGTAATAAAATGACCACCTATAACTTTTTCAAGTCTTTGAATTACAAAAAAAAGTTCCTTTATGGGATTTTTAAATTCAAGTTTATGTTTAATATCAACCATAGAATCTATATTTAAATCCAGTGGTATTTCAGTTTTACTCTCTTGTATCTGAGTGATTACATAATCTATTTTTTTACTTAATAACATCTGTTTTTCCTCTTCATCTAGAGAAACCATTTCAGTTGTTAATTTTAAACTTTTTATAAGTCCTTTTGTTTGTACGAAATCACCTAAATAAAAAATTGAATTATTATTTGCAGGGTCGGTTGTGTCATACCCCCAAACACAATCTTTTAGATCTCTAAGTTTTATAACAATTTCTATTTCCTGACCTGTTATGGCACAAAGTGGTACAGCAAGTTCGGGATTATTATAAAAATAAAATGGTATATCAACAAAATATTTAGTATCAGAAGTTGCTAAACCTAGATACCCTGCAATTTGAACTGTAGATACCCGAGTACCTGAAAATTCTATCGGTGGTTTACCAATAAGTTTCTCTAAATTATGTTGTTTTGTTTGTGTAACGTAATTATCAGAATATATAGCTAAAAAATCACTTGGTATACGTTGAATAACCTGACCACCTATGAGAATTTCTACATACTCAATCATGGCGTGACCTATAGATTCGACATATCCAATACCTTCAATATTATTCACCAAATTCTGTTGTATACTAGATAATTCAACTTTCATACTCACTGTCTTAAGAAGATCACCTTGGTTTTGTGGGATTGTACATCGAATAGTGTTCCCAAATTCTACTTCACCTTCAACGTCTAAATCAACAAAGAATGGTGCAAAGTTTGTATGTTTTTGAAAATTCTTTATGAAATAGGTATATTCGGGGTCGTCTGTAAAAAAGGCGTCCTGTGGACCAGATGTTTCTAATTGAACACGACCAGCCATTACTAGTATAACTGACTAAAATTTTAAACCCCCGAGGCCGCTGCTTATACGTAAAACGTTATAGTTTACAGCGTATACGTAAACTTTGTGCCCGAAACTCGCGTCTGGTGAATCGAGTTCAATATCTATCAAATTATGTGCTATTCTACTCATGTTAACTTGACCAGTAGGGTAATACGTTTCCGGTTTTAAAGAAAAACTATAGACACCAAAGTTATTATCCGTTACCCCTGTATAATACTTTAATGGTTGTTCGTAACTGAGCATTAAATTATCGGCGTCTATGATTACGTTATTGTTAAATTTCATAGTAACTTGTTTTATTGGTTCATATTTGTATACATCATCACTGACAGCTACAAAGAACATTTCTTTGACAGGGTTTTTAAAGTTAAGCATACCAGATTTCTTAGATTCACCCGGTTTAAATTTGAATTGAGACATTTGGAGTTGGGTTATAACATATTCTATGGGACGTGTAAGTAGGAAATTCTTTTCATCCTCTGTAATAAAAAAGAAATCTGTCACGAGAGAAACCTTTTTGATTGAGGACGAAATATCTGAAGGTGGATCGATAATATCAGTACTGGTTTTATACTGGATAGTGACGTCTTCAAGTTTTTTAAATTTTATACGTACTTCGACAAGTTGTTTTGTTAATGCACATACAGGTATAGCTAAACTTGGGTTTCTAAAGAAATAAAAGGGTAAAAATACATTATAATCCCAATCATATGAAACGGGTATATAATTATTGTGTCCCGTTAAGAAATAGAGTGTTTGATCAATATCATCTTTATTACTATGTATTTGGTCATACATGTAAATATAATCACCCGTTATTCTCTCTATGGTTTGACCACCTATAAGTAAATCTGCGTATTCTATTATTTGTGCACCTATAGATTCACGGTATCTTATATCATAACCCGAATCGGCTGTACCAGTCGGTTGTGGTAAAGTGAATTTAAGCATCATACTTCGTACAAGATCTCCTTTGTTTTTGGGTATACGACATTCTACCGATACATCGTAATCAATATCACCATCAAAAGGTGTTTCGATAGATTCAATTGAAAATTTAGTATGTCTCTTAAAATTCATCAGGAAATACGAAAACTCGGGTTCCCC